AATCAATTCCAACAATTCATAGTTATTTAAACGACGCTCAGAAATTTCGAATTTAAAACCTGACTTCGTTTCCCCTTTGAATGTTTTACTCATCTATTTTACGCTCCTTGAATGTATTTATAATGTGTATTTCCTTGGTCGTCTGGTAAAGCGGTAATAGTTAATTCATAACCAATTGGCTCACCATCCTTGTAGCTAACTTCTCCAATTTCGCTCACCTTGCCACGAGGAATGACGATACGTTGGAAGTTTTTGTTTTTTAGGAGAATATCAATTACCAATGAGTGCTCTGGCAATTCGTTTGAATTTGCCTTAACAGTAATCCCGGTCGACAAAGTTCCTGTAACATTATCTGCACCATAAGTTTCTTTGAGGACTTCTACATTAAGACTTTCAATTAACTTAAATTTAAAGGTATCTTTCTTTTCGGTCTGAGAAGACAAGACTGTTTGTCCACCCCAGGCTTTGACTTCTTCACTTTCTGGTGAGTTTTCATTAGTGATACCGTCTTCCGAGATATATCCTAACGATTTAAATGCTGGATTTAAATCTGATTTTGAATCAGTTGGTAATAATGTACCTAGTGGTGCACTTGCAATTGCTCCACTTGCTTTAGGCTTAGCAGCCGTTACATTTGATGCTGATGCAGTCGTCATATTCTTTCCTCCTGTTGATTCTGCATTTGGTGTTCTTACTTCTGTCGCTTCTAATTCTGGCGCCAAAACTACACCTCCTTTTTAAAAATAATTAATGTCATATACCGCTTGATAGCGATATTGCTTCGTTTCTGTGTCTGTAAAGTTGTAGTCACTATTGTGATGCACACCGCTAACTTCGTTGACTGTGATGAGATTCTCAATTACTTTCTTGACTTTCTCATTTAACTCAGCAGCCTTTTGAAGTGATGGTGCATAACTTTGAAAAGCGAATGTGGCGGAATGAACGTAGTCGCTTCCACCGCTTCCAGTCTTTTCTAAAATGACATAACTTTCAGGCATTTTCGGTTTATGCTCAAAAAAAGACGGAACATCTAACTGTCCGTCCAAAAATTTCTTTATAACTAATTCGATCATCTCATAGCCTTCAGTAAAATATTATGTTTTTTATTTCTGACCATGCTCTTGATGTCAGTCGTACTAATCTTTGCATTGGCACGCTTCTGCCCTGGCGATACGGTCAATTCAAACCCCTCACCAGCTCGGCTTGCAATCCCTTGCCCCTTTTCTCTCAAAATGCCCTGCATTTCGGAAGAACGTAGCAAAGCAGACACGCCAGCTGGGTTTAATTGGAATTTCATATCACTCATAAACTTCGACCATTACCTTTCTATTCCAAGACAATGGAATCATTGACTCAATCCCCTCTTGAGGGATGCCAATCGTCCGCCATTTACGACCAAAAAACTTGACCTCACGGTTCTCCCACTTGTTAGTATCTCCTTTAGGAATACCGAGTGTATATTCCGCCTTTTTCCCAGTCAAATTCATTTGATTGATAACGTCCTCTGATGAAGTTGGCGCTACCAATACATTTTGAACCTCAATCTCAACATCACGATAGATTGGATGACCGAAATCATCGTTACCAGTTTCTACCTTGTCCACTAAAATGACAGGGATTCCTTTTAGGTAGGTCATAAATTTCAATCGCTCCATATCTCTGTTTCTTCTTCAAGCCTAGGCGTTTCAATTCGGTGTCTTTAATGAAAAGGCCACCGCCTGGCACTAGGTATGATCCACTAAACGAATAACCCAAAGCACTCTCAGATACCTGAGTCATCGGTTCATGGTCCGTTGAGGTCATTAAGGTCCGTGCCACGATATCGACCGTGACAGACTTGGCAACACTAGCGAATGACACGCTTTCCGCCACCATATCGTCAAGGTCTTTACCGACTTTTTCAGCTTCAACTCGCAAAGAATTAGATACAACTTCCAATAGAGCCTCAGCCCTTGCACGCTCATCAAATTTCAACGAGCGCCACAACAATTCCAAGTCTTCAATCTTTGCAAAAGTTCCCATAGCTTAACCCTTATTTTCCTCGTACAAGGCTACCAAATCGGATTTTTTCAGACTTTTATCGTAATCAATGCCCAATTCATCCAAACTAGACTTCAATTCCGCTACGGTCATATCTCCTCCGCTTGGTGCCGTATCTTCCACAGGCACCCAATCACCTCCGAGAATACACTCAGAGGCGATTATAACACCTGATTTTAAATCACGGTATAAAGCCATAAAATTTACGCTTTCACACGAGCAAAGGCTTCTTCATCAAGAATACCCCAACCGATAAAGGCTTCTGCACGCAAACAGATTTCATTGTAAGCTTTAAGGTCGCGACCAGCACCATCTGGATCCCCATATTCAATGATTTCCATCGGAATGTTTTCAGCGTAACCCCATTTGAAGCGGTTTTGGAAATCCCCTACGATAGCATGGTCTGTCTCAGCAGTACCACCAGTTACAGTAAGGTTCTTGTTGATGTCTGATTTCATACCGTAGAATGAATCAGGGTTTTGACCAAAGCGAAACTCAGGATATTGAACAACGCCGTTAACCTTAACTTTCGCCAACGCTTGGCCAGCTGTTGGTGACAAGGCAATACCTGTTACTTCACCACCTTTAGCAACAATTTGTTGAACCGCTGCATCAATATTGTCATCAATATGTTCTTCTGTATATGGAACAATATTTCCACTGATCAATCCATCAAATGAGTTTGTTGAACGGAAAGAAGCGTCCGTCATTGTTTTTGGTTCTAAACCATGAAGGGCAGCAAGGTCGAAGGCTTCCGCAATCTTCTTAGCAAAACCATCCATGTAAGCTGACAAGAAATTCATTTGTTTTTCTTCAGAGGCATACTTGAACTCATCTGTAAGACGCGCTTGGTATACAAATTTTAGCGGTTTGATTACTTTTGATGTGATTTTAGCTTTACCAGCTTGTTTTTGTTCGCCCTCACCAACAATTTGAGCGTTTCCTTCAAGGTTGAAGATGAATTGTTCTACTCCATTGAACGGAATTGGGGTTTGTGCTGACAATTTAGCTAGTACAGATTTACCCTGCACCTTGCTAATCAATTCTTTTACTACTTCTGGTTTAAAAAGTGTTCCAGTTTTCATTGCATTATCTGCCATAATTTCTATTCTCCTTTTGGTTGTAATTCACGAAGCATCTGCTTCATTTGCATTTCTTTGTTATCACCGATAGGTGGCTCAGTATCTCTTAGTGGCGCTTGAGGTGTTGCTGGACGCATAAAACCAGCTAGACGCTCAGCATCAGCCCTCAATGCCTCTTCGTCAGCACCTTGAAGACGGTCAGCTAAGTCATAAGGCAAGCCATTTTGTAAAGCGATACGAGTTCGCAAGTTAGCAGTTTCATAATTGCTCACTTGCCCCTGCAATTCAGTGATTTGAGCGTCTAATCCCGCTCTCGTTTGCTTGTCATCTTCAACAGTAGACTTCAAAGCACTGTTTTCAGATTCCAGTTCTGAAACACGTTTTTTAAGATCATCATAATCACCGAATTTTTCACGCTCACGTCTGATACGTTCCTTCACGATGTTATCTAGCTCTTCCTGTGTTTCAATCGTTTTAAATTCAGACATCTTCATGTCTCCTTTCTCCTGCTTTCCCGGCAGTTCGGTAATTTTTTAGGCATCAAAAAAAGCAGTCTCTCAACCGCTCTTCTTAATAACTGATTTTTTGCTTTTTCTTAGGCTTAGTTGTGACACAAGCCCAATGCGCAAGCAAGGCGCTATCCATCAAAGAAATATCCATATCCGCAAAATGCGAGCGATAACCAAACCCACCGTTTGAACCAATGTTCCTCTTCTCACAGTTGGTTGTGATTTTCTTCAAAGACGGTTGACCAGCATGGCACAAGGTCTTTTGATAAATCCCCTGCTCCCACATCGAGTTAGCCACGATGATTTCCTTAACCGTGGGCAATATCACGCTCTTCATGCGTTCCTTCTTCAACTCTTCATCAAGGATTTTCTGACCACTTGCCCCATCGACTACGATAGTAGCCACATCAGCACGCTTGACAAAATCCAAGATCCAATCATTTCCATTACGAACTGACTGACAGTCAATCGTCTCAACAAAAATCCGCTCATCTGCCGTACGAACAGCAATACTTAATGCCACGTTTGCGCCATCTTGACCGTATTTGACCCCGACAAACAACTTACCTGATAAATCAGGCATAGAGTCCACACACAACTCATTCCATTCCGTTTCCGAAATAGCAGATTTCTGGTTGTATTCAGGCCAATAACCCAAACGCTGAACATTATGGTCTAGCTTATCATCACCAAGCTCGGCTTCTATCTTCCGCTCATTCAAATGGTAGCCCATAGAGGGATTGGAATTATACCAGGCTTCGACATCATCAATCTCTTTTTCCTCAGAGACCGACCACTCCGCCCAACCAGAGTATTTTCCTTTCCCAAATAGGCAAGTCTTACGGTAGTTTGTGAATACCGTACCATTTGAAACAGGTGTAGGAGGTGTCCCACACATGATTGTGATTGGATTGCTACTATCCGTTACCGTATATTTCAAGGCTGATTCCTGCTCAGTCGTATATTCCTGAGCCTCATCGATAAAGAGAAGGTCAAAACCTTCCCCCAAACCACCGTTTGAAGTTCTGGTACGAAATTGGATAACACCGCCACTCTTGAAAAGCTCTATCCTCTCTTGACCTTTAGCACGAATTGAGCTAAAATCTTCCCCCTCAACATACCCCATTTTTTCAAGGTACTTTTTAACCTTTTCAAAAGATGAGTGTGAAGTAGATATTCTGTGAGCCGTGTGTAGGATGTTCATGCCATCATGAAGTGCCCATATCTCAAAAATGTAAACAACTTCCGTTTTCCCATTTCGCCGTGGGATAGAATAACCAAACTTCTGATGAACCCATAGACCATCTTTGTCAACGGCCATCATAGGGGTCAATAGGTTTATCTGCCAAGAATAGCACGATAACCCGGTTCGCTCATAGAGCTCAATCGCTTCTTTTGCTTTCGAATTTTTCTTGACGTACTTTAAAATTACCGATTGAGTAGGATTCTGATTGCCAAGTTTCTTTCTAGCCATCCACTGCTCCTTTCAATCGTACCGCATGATAACCCTATCGCTGGGATGATTTAATTAATCACGTTCAAAATATAGTTTTTAGCAACATCGAGCATTCCCAATGCCTGCAAACTACTATCCCAGCTATAGCCAAGATTTATCTCACCATCTTTATCCAAAGAAACCACTAATACCGAAGTATAGTTATGACTAGCCTCAAGATTTTCTTCCAAAATTTCTTTCACAGAAGCACCACGCTCCAGACTAGACTTTTTCTCTGAAAAATCAATCGTGTTTTCCATCGTTACCCCTTTCTAAGCATAAGAAAAGCACCCTTACGAGTGCTCTAACATATTATTTTCTATCTGAAAAGTAATCTTCCCAAAATGGATTTTCTTTATCAAAGATTTCAATCTCCTCAAAAGTCATGTTTTGAGGATAATCTTCAAAAAGGTTATAGAACTTCTTTTTATCAAATGTGATAAGCATCAATCCTTTGGCATACCATGAAGTATCAACCCACCAGATTTTATCATCATCGTTTTCCTTGTAACAATACTCTGACCAGTTCACTTCTTCGTAATCACTTTTCATGCCCTTCAATACCTTTCATTTGTTTAGATTCAGCTGTGTTAAGGAAACTCAATATGTTATGAAATTCAGGATTGTCTTTTAATGAATTTACATCAATAAGATAGCTATCTACATCATATTTACGTCCCCTTACAGCATGAGATTTCTGAGCCTTAAATCTTTTTTTCAAAACAGTGTTATCAAACGGTTTAAACCCATTTACAATTTTTGATTGAAGCTCCAAATATTCAACTAGATTATCATTCTTCCTAATGATTGCAGCATGCCTACCTGTTGCCAAGTAGTATTCATTACCGTTTTCTACATTTTCTAACAATTCCTTTGTAGCTTTGAAATCATTTGTGTTTTTTGCGACATGCATCTTAACACCTGGTAGGTTTCCAATCATATTGATTCTGCTATTCCTAGAAAAGAAATCGCAACTCTCTCCACCTCTAAAATCTAGAACAGTATATCCACCTTTATTCCCTATATAAGCGAATGCGGCTGATGAACAAGAACCTTTTGTCTTATCTCCACCACTAATCGCTTGAATAATTTCTTCTTCGGTTAATCTTTTCGGACTTTTTTGAATAGGGTTTGAAGGTATCCCTATCTTAAGTGCAAGTTTTCTAACTTCACTAATTTGAGATTGCACTCCGATGTTCTTTCTTGCTTCTATTTTATCACTTTTGTCACTTTTACTCCATGTCTTACTCCAAACATTTTGGACCTTACCACTTTTAGGATCATAGTCAACAGTGCATCTACAACGTTGGTGTCTTCGATAAATATCCTTTGGAACTCTTGGATATTTATAAGTACCTTGAACTTCCTGACACCATTCACAGCAGTGATAAGCAGATTTTCTTACAATCTCAGGTTGTAAACCAGATCTATGATGAAATTCCGCATTTTTTTGGATAGTATCATCAATTATTGACTGAGTAAAGTTCACAACAGGCTCTTCTAACAGCCAACGAACATCATCAAAACTTTCCTCACTAGCTAAACGATTGACCAGGCCATCAATTCGGTCTTGATTGAGTTCAGGAACCTGAGCAGCTAACCCGATTTTAGCCTCAGAGTTCAAATTTTTCTGAACTTGCTCAGCATAATCACTCACAAGCTCATGATTTCGCCCTAGAACGTCCGTCAGCACGCGCTGAGCGATATTGTAATATATTTTTCCGTCTGGTAGTGTTTCGTTCGTCAGATAGGTTCCCAGAGCCTTAGAAAGTATCTCCCCAATTTCAATAGCATATTGATTAGCGTCCAAATAACTTGCCTTGCTATGATGTAACTTAGACAGCAAGTCTTTCAAGACCTCGCTGTCCAACCTAGCACCTTCAAACTCAGACTTGATTTTCTTGAGCAGGCTCGGAACGATATCCTCCACCATCTGCAACCTCCTTCACTACTGGAGCAGGCTTATCTGACCCTTTGATTCCAGTCAAGTCACGGATGGTTTCAGCATCCATATAGCCAGGCACCGCTTGATTCAGTTTGATAACACCGTCACCAATCAAGGTCAACATGTTAGCGTCCGCCTCAAACAAAGGCTCCCACTTCACGACCGTCTTATTAAACTGCTTTCGCAAATATGGAAACTCATCACGTAAGCAAGTAGCCACATAAGCCACATTCAGCAGACCAGAACCCAGAGAGCGCTGAGCCTTCCGACCAGCTAACCGCAAGTTCTCATGACTAGCCTTGATAGCTTCAACAGATGACGGATTGTCAGATACAAAACCAAGGTCATCCAAGGTCAAGCCCATCTCCCCAGCAAATCCAGCTGCTGCAGTCCGTAACTGCTCAGTAAAAGGAGACATACTGGACGTGGTGAATTGTCCCACATTCGGCTTGTCCCCTTCGTCATCTTTTGTAAATGTCAGCAAGCTAGACACAGTTGCTTTCCAAGTATCAATTGCCTCAGCATCTTGACTCAATCCCAACACATACTTCTGAGGGAATGAATAGAACTCAGCAGTCACATCTGACCGCTCAAGCGTTCGTTTAGCATATCTCTGATAGTACATTCCAGCCCTAGTAATTCGTGACCGACCAAACGGACGGACAGCATCAGGTCTATGAATGACTGGAACCAGCAAAGGAACCCCCGTTGGATTTTCGATTGCAAAAGGCTGACCATCTTTTGGATAGAACCAAGTCACATCACTAGTGAAGTAAGCCTCAAGCAAAGCATATCCATTATCATCTCGTTTCAAGACTGCATATCCCTCTGTCAGTAAGCCAGTGATAGGATCTAGAACGCCAGTCGCATTGCTTGCCTCGATAACCTGCAATCTAGGAGCGTCATCGTCGTCTCCTTGCGAGACGTAGACAAAACAACACGACCCAATCAGAGCTGAAAGGATCGCGCTATCAAAGAATACATCTGGATTGTTCTGAGCAAAGATTTCATTTGCCTCAAATTCGTCGTTAGCAAACTCACGAAAGACCAAACGGTCTGCTAGGCTATCAACACCCTTAGCAGCCCAACCTAAGACTGCCCGATATTGTTGCCTGATTTGAGGGGGTATCGTAATACCAACATCTATATCGTTGTGTTGCATAGCATACTGATTATATCTAGTATCTACACCCATTTTGTAATTGGCTAGCTTCTTCCTGAGATAGCCCATACCTTTCAATGTCATTTTATACAACTACCTTTCATTTCCCGCGAGAAAAAATGTACAGTGACGGTGTGAAGCCCTGAGGCACCGAGGGGGAGGGGGTCATCCCCCCACCTTGGCAGGAACACTCGTCCTTTTTTAATCACGTTTATTTTTTAACTCTTATACTTAAACCAATCTGTGCTTTGTGGCAAGTTCCTATTACCGATAACCTTTGTTCCGTTTGTCTTCTCATCAGCGTATAGCTTGTCAGACTTCTGTCTATTACATTGCCAATGCGCCAACTGCAAGTTAGCAATGTCAGATGGATGTCCGTTCTTATTTACTGGAACGATGTGGTCAATGACTGGACTTAATGGATGAGGATATCTCAGGTCTTTGTCTACAGGCTGGCCACATATCCCACAAGTGTTTCTTGTCTTTAAGATAATCTTCTTGTTCTTCTCAAAGGCTACTCTATGTGGTCCACTACGGTCCGCTCGGAGGGGGTTGGTATTCATCTTGGGAGGGGGGCCTTTCTTTTTAATGGAGGGGGTTGGTATTCTCAAATGTACCCCCTCGGTATCTTTCAAAGCAGGGGTGTTTTTAGTGCACCCACCCCCTCTTGTATTTAACATATCTTATATTCTGTTAAATAAAATTAAACAACTTCAAAGCCAAGAGTGCCATGGCTTTAACTATATTTTTCTAAAAACTAATTTACATTTTCTCATTATGTAAAATAGATAGGTTATTTAATAGTCAAATGATAGTATACTCTGGTCAAGTTCGTCTTGACTGTACCCGATATATCCTAGTGTGATATCTGGTGTAGAGTGATTGAATATCTTTTGAAGGATAGCTACATTGCTATTCTTTTTGTAATGATGATATCCAAACGTCTTCCTCATTGAATGAGTTCCTATGTGACTCAAACCTACATACTTAGCTGCGTCTTGCAGTATTTGATAGACCGCTACCCTTCCAATGTGTGTGATACGAACACCATCTGTTCTCTTTTTCTTTTTACTTGGAAAGAGATAATCGTACTCTGCTAACTGGTTATCTTTAATGTAGCGATTGATTTCTTTTCTGAGAGGGGGGCTGATTGGAAAATACCTTATCTTCCCAGTCTTCTTCTCTTTTAGTTCAATCCTATCAGCAATTACTTGCTTAACTTGAAGAGGTACTATGTCGCTCACTCTTAGACCAGAATAGATTCCAAACATGAAAAGAATGTAGTTTCTATCACTTTTATTTTTCAAGTAATCTTTGATTCGTTCGATATCATCTAGATCACGAATTGGTTCTACTTTCTTCATGTACCTCTCCTTCCTACATAAAAAGCCACTGGTCGTGGCATGGAATATGACAGTAGCTGGAATTGAACCAGCTGGTCTAGCAGTAAAACGTACGCTTGGTAAAAGTTTCAAGGAGACCCAAACAACCTGCTAACCTGTCCTTACTGTCTAAGAGGCTGAAGCCTCTGTATTTTTAGGAGTCCTCATGACTGTTCGTTGCCAATCATTGGATAATACTATTTTAGCACCTTTTTCTGTTCCAATTCTCCCAAGATTTTCCCAGATTTTTCCCAAGATTTTCCCAGAAATCACTTGTAAACTAGAAGGTTGCTTGCTTGATAGGACTCCGCAAACTCTAATAGAGCTTTGTTCAATATCCGATAATATTCACTAGATGAGTAGCCTAGTTCTGAATAAATGCTATAGTCTTCCCTCTTCTTTTTCCTGCAATATCGTTCAACAAGAATACGTGTGTATTCTAAATCGGAAAGATTGTTGATTGCTTTAGCGATTAGCTCTAGGTCCTGCTGAGCTGACACTCTACGCACGACCATGCTTTCTACCTGCTTGCTTGTCTTACCACTTGATGATCTTGGTTCAAGCGAGTAGGATATTGTTATTTTTGGAGCGTATTCTTCTCCAGCAATCCGTCTCAGACGACTGTATTTTTTAAGGACTTTGATAGCTTCCTTTCTTGTCTTCTTTTCATCGATGATATCCAATAATTCTATTTGCACACGAACTCCTCCTCATGATATAATAGTCTTAATGATTTTGTTGTTTGAGGGTCAGCCGTGTGCTGACTCTTTTTTTATATCTCAATCCCAAAGAAGGTACAGATATCTTCCAATGCGCATTTAGAAATGCTACTGCCTGCTTCCCACTTGGCTATCGTATCTCTGCGATACC